ATAACTGCCTCGATGTAGGACCGAAAAAAAGAACCCCTGCGGGAATCGCCGATTCTGACGGTGCTGATTGATGCGCCGTTGCACGTCAATCGTGATCCCGACGTACCCGTCTTTCGCCGGGTCCGAACAGGTTTTGTCCCACAACCAATAGACCGCGCAATCCGTCATTTCTCTATCCTCCATCTCTACCTTAATCCAGTAGAGCACTGCTTACATTAAAACGAGCAGCCTGTCAATGACGTCGTTGTACACCTGAAAACAGTAAGGATATCAGCAACATGGCCATCAGCACCCAAGTACCACCTTCACAATTGGTTCCGTTGTACTGGGTTAACGTTGACGGCAGCATGGCCGGCAACCTCACCCAGCAGCAACCCGCATTGTTGGTGGGCGTGTCGAACAGCGCTGGCACCCAGGCGCAGGGCGTGCCGCTCGTCATTGCCACGCTGGCGCAAGCGCAGAATGCGTTTGGTGTTGGTTGGCAGCTCGAAAGAATGATCGCGGCCTTCCTCAACAACAACGTCACGCAGCTGATGTATGCGGTCGGCATTCCGCAGCCGGTGGCTGGTGTTGCTGCGACTGGAACGATCGTGATCACGGCGGCGCCGAGCTCGCCCGGGACGTACACGGTTTATATTGCTGGTCAGATCGTGCAGATCCTGGTGCAGACCACGGATACGCCGACGACCATCGCCACCAACTTGGCGGCGGCGGTCAACGCGATGCTGACCTTGCCGGTGACGGCGACGGCGACCACCGGCACGGTCACCATGACCTGCAAGTGGAAGGGCATCAGCGGCAACGACATCACCATCCTGGAGAACTACGGCGGCCCCAATGCGGGGCAATACATGCCGGTGGGAATGACGACAACGCCGGCCGCGCAGTTCACTGGCGGCACCGGCAACGCCGACTACACCACGGCAATCGCCAATACCGCGCCCGGCAATTACGTGCACATCGCGCTCGGCGACAACGACGCCATCACCTTCAGCAATTGGTCGACGGAGACCGGATTCGGCCCGACCGGCAGGTGGAATTACGTGCGTCAGCAATATGCCTGGTGCTACGCGGCGCATCGCTCAGCGTCGTATTCGACGGCGATCACCTACGGACAGACCAACAATCTGCCGACGATCTCCACCATGGAGATCGAGCCGAAGTGCCCATCGACGTTCTGGGAGGTGGCCGCGGCGTATTGCGGTCGCGGCGCCAGCGCGTTCCTCGATGATCCGGCACGCCCGCTGCAGACGCTCGAGCTGATGGGCATCGTCCCGCCCAATCTGCCCGATCGCTACACCTCGGTGATGCAGAACAATCTCACCGCCAACGGCCTCGCCATCCAGACCATCGACGCCGCCGGCAACATGATGATTCTACGCGAGGCGACGACCTACCAGAAAAACCAGTATGGCCAGGGCGATACCGCTTTCTCGCTGCTGACCGTGCTGTCGACGCTGGCGACGCTGCTGTCGCGCCAGCGCGCCGCCATCACCAGCAAGTTCGCCCGCTACAAGCTGGCACCGGACGGCACCCGCTACGGCCCGGGGCAGGCCATCGTCACACCTACCAGCATTCTCGCAGAGCTCATCGCTGAGGCGCGGCTGGACGAGTGGGACGGGCTGATCGCGGACGTCGACTGGATGAAAAACAACCTTATAGTTGAAATAGACGACCAGAACCCGAATCGCGTGAATGTATTATACCCGCCTAGGTTGATAGGGCAACTTCGCATATTTGCCGTCCTCGCACAATTTCGGCTGTTGCTTCCGCAAGATAGCGGAATTCAACCGTAAGCTTAGTCAGGATAGAAGCATTCAGACGTAAGTCAACACACGTTTCGCGCGTGTGGCGGTGGGCAAGCGCCCAACCGCAATCAAACCCAGCATCAGCAGCAAGTAGGAGGCAACCGTGGGTCAGAGGATAGGCGGGACCGCCGTCTTAAAAATCGATGGCACACAATACGCACTCAAGGGCAACATGACCGTGTCCCCCTCGAGCAAAAAGCGAGACGGAGTAGCGGGGCAGGACTATGTGCACGGGTTCCTCGAGAATCCGATCGTGCCCAGCATCCGCGGCGACTTCTCAACAGTTCCGGGGATCTCGGCCGACGTGTTGCAGGCGATGACCGACGTGACGGTCCAAGCCGACTTGGCGAATGGCAACAGCTATGTGCTCCAAGATGCGTGGACGGAGGCGGCATTCGTGATCGATTCCGTGCGCGGCCAACTTGAGGTCATCTGGCAAGGGCTGAACTGCGACGAACTCGTCGGTGCCAACGCCATTCCGGCCTAACCCAAATGGGTTACCGGTAAAGAACAAACAGCCAACGCCGCGTTCATACAACGTTCTCACAAGGAGACCTTGAATGCCTGACGCCCTACGGGCCGTCGACGATACCGACGCGCCCGCGCCTGCCGAGGACAAGGCGCCGACGCTCGACGAGCAGGGCCCGGTCACGGTCAAGCTGAGCAAGATTGTTACGGTGCTGGACGAAAGGAAGGAGGAATTGGTTTTTCGCGAACCGACGTCGTGGGATCTCGTGCAGATTGGCAATCCGTTTAATCCGGTCTGGGACGGCAAGATCGGTTACGTCGATTGCGACTATCGGGTGCTGGTGAACATGCTGTGTCGCTTGGGCGGCCCTAACGACAATGCCCCGCTGCCGCAGGGCACGTTCGGCAAGCAGATGCGGGCGCGCGATCTGGAATCGTGTCGGAGAGCGGTGCAACCTTTTTTCGTTTGAGGGTTCCTGATCTCGACATGATCTGTCTCGAGCTCGGGCAATTCTATCACTGCGACCCGTTCATCTTCCTACACAAGCCCATCTCGCACGTGCTGTTCATCCAGAATAGGACCTATGAACTGCGCTACCGGCAAATGGTCGAACAGCGCAAAAATCAGGAGATCAACACATAAGCCCGGCCAGTCGACAAGCTGTTCGGGCTTTTTTGTTATACGGCCATGCCTGACAAAATTTTAGAACTGCAAGCGACGATGAATGATCGCGTCTCGGACACCCTGAGACAGATCAAGCGCAGCGTTGACGACCTCAACAAGTCGACCGTCAACCTGACGACGCAGAAGAAGGAATTGCAGGCGCTCGGGCAGGAGCTCACCAACCTCGGCCGCGCCGGCCAGGGCATTCAGCAGACCACCCGGCACCTGCGCGACTTTGTCGATCGCTGGAAAGAGGTCGGCAAGAGTCTGTCCGAGACCGGCAAGTCGGTGGCGGAAAAGGTGGTGCCGGGGTTCGAGGAGCTCGGGCTCGGCGTCACGAGTGTCGGTGCCGCGGCGGCGCTGCTGGTCAAGACGCTGAAGGACGTCGCGACTGAGAGCCAGCGGGTGCAAAACATCGCTCGGTTGACCGGCTTTGATCCGGCGTCCGTAGCGGCGATGCAGACCGGGGTGCGCGCCTTCGGCGTCAGCGCCGACCAGGTCATGTCCATCATGTCCGGCATCGCCAAGCAGATGGACCTGATGGCTGGCACGCCGGGCGGCGGCGGGTCGAGCCTGCTGTCCAGGGCCCGCGAGACCATGGGCCTGCAGGCGTTTTCGCGCGACCTGATGGCGATTGCGCGCAATCCGGACATCAGCGTCGCTCAGCGCAACATGCAGGGCGTGGCGCGGACGCTGGGCGAACTGCAGCGGATTCAAGCGCAATACGGCAGCCAGCGCGCAACCAATATTGCCGAGCAGTTGGGGCTCGATCGCGAAACCATCCTGCTGCTGAATCAAGGCGTCAATGTTCTCGACCATTGGCGCGAGATGCAGCGCCGCATCGGCGAGGACATCGACCCGGCCAAGTTGGCGCAGTGGGGCATAGCGCAGGACAAGCTCGCGGCCAGCATTACCGGGATCAAGAACGCGGTCGCTGGCGCCCTGATCGGCGATATGACCCGGGCCACCACGGCGGTCGCCGATTTCATTCAGGCGAACAACCAGCCGATCTCCGACGCTATCGTTAAGGTCGTTAGAGACATCGGCACTGCGGCCAAAGAGGCAGCGCCGTACTTCGCCGCTCTGGAAAAAGGTGTCGACGCACTCAATCGTTACCAGGAATATGTCAATCGCGCGGGCGCCGCCGGCCATTCCTTCATCATGCAGCGCGCGTCGAGCGCCTTCAGCATGGGCCAGCCCGCGCCTGCTGGGCCGGGATTGACGTATCAGGGTGGCTCGACCGCCGGGCCGGGCGGAGTATTCCTGCCCAACCCATTGGGCAACGCTTTCCCCGGCGGACCCGGTATTCCCGGCAGTCCCTGGTCGGCGGGCACGGCCAGCACGACAACGGGCAACGTGCGCCCCGGCGGCAACGCCTTTCCCGGCTTCAATTGGGGTGCTCTAACCGGTGCATTCTCGATGGGCCGCGGTGGCGGGGCGGCCCAGCCATTCGGCGAATCCGGCGTTCCGGCGGGCGTGATCGACCAAGCGGCCATGTTCCGACCCGGGTCGATGGGCACCGGTAACATCACCGCCGGCTGGCGCCGCTCGAGCAATATCGAAGACCAGCGCTCCAACGAGCAGGTCGTCGCCGACGATGCGTCCCGGAAGGGCACCGACGACAACACCTCAGCGCAGCGCGACAATACCGATCAGCTTCGCAAGCTAATCGATATCCTCAATCGCGGTCATGGCAACGCGATCATGGATTTCACCGGCGGCATGGGCGCTGGTGGTATGGGTGGCGGGTTCGGCGCGGGGCAAGGGCCGATGTACCGCCCCGGGGTCGGCCCAGGCTCGCGCGCGCGGCCGGGCGTGAACAATGCCCCGCCGCATAC